CACCGAGGATGACATTGTAATATTGAATTCTACTGCTCCAAGTTATACTGAAGTGATTAGACCAGATGGCAGCCGCCGTTATTACTTTTGGGTTAAGAATAAAAGAAGCACACCTGATGGTAAAAACATGTCCACTTACCAAATGGCGTCTCAACTATCCGACCCTACCGGCAATTTGCTTCCATGGTTCGGTGTCGTTAATGCCAATACTATGATATTCAATGCATCTTCGCTTGAAACTCGTAATGATTTGTCAATGCAGATATTCACATATCCGACAGATCATGAGGGACATGATCAATGGGCAATCTTTGCCGAGAATGATAAACGTAATTATATAAATGAAGACGTTGTTTCGAAGATTGTGGACACATTGCAGGGCATTGACGTTTTTGGAAACACGGTGCCAGCGGCCTTTAGAACAGAATTAGACAAATTTGGTTCAAACATGGGCCAAATTGTGTTCCCCGATCTAACCAGTGCGAAAACTGTTTTCTTAGACTCAATCAACAATGTTTTGAAAAAGTATGACAAGGATATCATAGCAGGTTTCACCGCAGCCTTTCCTACTGCCAAGAAATATTCATCTAATAATACTGATGGATATTGGATTGATGGGAATTTTGATGTGCTGAATTTCGCACCCGCATCGACCGTAAACTCAATAAGTGCCAGAGATGCATTAGATGATCTATACGAAGATGATGTTATTAGGGTTTCAACTTCTCCGTACACGTCCTACCAAGTCAAATCTGGAGCATGGGAGAAAGTTCAAGGCGAAAATGGTACGGCTGCAGCCAACGATAATATATTTGTAGACTTGCGCATCAGATTGGAAAAGATAAAAGCTTATTTCTCAATTGTTGATTACAATTCAATAATCATTGACATGATTTATGAAATGTTGCGTCAGAATACGAATTGCAACTGGTGCTTCAAAACCAGTTATATTGATACGGTCAATATTGTTAATACCGGGCAACCAAGCAATATGCCGTTTGATGAAATTGGTGTTATAACCAAATCAATCAATGACGCCAAACCATACCATACGAAAATTCGTAGATCAGTGGCTTCCCATATTTTACACGATGGGGATTTGGCATACGATGAATCACAGCTTACTATCGTTGATGATCATTGCACCAAAGCCACTGTTTTCTTGGATCGCCTCAGCTACAATCTATTTGATGATAATGGTTTTGATACTGAGCCATTTGATACGTTCGCATTTGATTATCAAACATGGGATAGACCAAATCTGGGAACTACTGATTATGATATTATTGCTACGTTCCAGAATACTACTGAATTGAATAAAACGTTTTTCATTGGAGAGACATTCCAACAATATGAACATGTATTGGATGCAAAAGCAATATCAACCGGTAAAAGCGTGGCAGTTCCACTATACCAATTGATATATGACAATGACGAATTGACGATTGTATTTGATACTGCGCCACCATTATCTGTCAATTTCACCCTAAAGCGTGCTACCGGTATAGCCACGGTCGGGTTGTTGGACACCGCCATGATCGATAATAATTTCACATCAACAGCCCCCACATATAAGCACGCGGTTGCTGTTGATGGTGTGGAATGGGCAGATATATCGAATGGTGCCGATGTTGATGATTTAGATGGTGGTGACGCAGATGAAAGAATTCGCGGAGATGTATCTGATACTACTCTCATTACCGTATCCACGCATTACACCGGGGCGTATGCTGGTTTTGATGCAATGCCGTTTGATGTGGCATTGTTTGATACACAGCCAGCCACAACCGGAACTACCGAATTTACTATCAACTTGAACAACGACTATCCTACGGAAGCACTGACTGAGACTATCACGTTGACGGAACAGTTTGTACTGTCTGCAGTGATGGAGATTAACTCTATCGTCGCGTTCTCGGATGGTCGGTTCTCGGTAGGTCAGGTTAAATTCTACGAAGGATCATGGGTAACAGCGACACTGGGTGTTGATTATGAAACCTATGGTGATCATGGAATCAGATTACTCAAGAACTTGGCAAATGGTGATAAGATTAGACTGTTTGCGGGTTCGGTTAAATTAAAAAATCGCCAATTGCGTATTACTGCGATTGATGTTGCTAGTCATGAGTTATCTGATGATCTGGTAATCTTCACTTCTACATTTGCATATGGTTCAACTATGGATGTTGAATACCAAGTGGACACGCTGAAGGGTGACATTGCATCAAGTGCACTGTACAATAAACATGCGTTCGCGGTAGATTACAAGATTGATGATCATACTGATTTGAGTGATCAAAGCTTCTTGGTCACTGGCTATACTGTGCTGAATGATACTGATGACAAAATTTATACATGGGATGGGTCAGCATGGAGTGCTGGAGTATTGGCGACAGATGGGTCCACCTATTTCGTTCGCCATGATCTTGAGGCTTATACCATCAACACCGGGGTGTGGTCATCCGCCTATGTAGTCGGTGATGCCAGTAATGATTTAGATTATGGCTATCTGGGAATGACTTCTGGGCATTCTATTGGCTATTCAGATTTCGGTATTTTGGTAAACGAGGATGCTTGGCAGATAGCTCATATAAATGCACCAATCACCACAGCCGCGATTAAGGGATATTGGAGTTCTAATTCTATCAAGGGTTATGGATATAACGGTGATATTTTCACATGGGTTGATGTTTCGGGTAATGGAAATAACCTAATTCAGTTGAATGATGCTGTCACCCCGTCTTACACGGCTGATGATTTGACCGTTGATTTTACAACAGGCGAAACATTGAGTTCAGTCGCAGATGCCTCATTGACTGGGTTGTTTGGTGCGGAAGGTTATCTAAAAGCTGTTTTCAATGTTAAGGCGGTTTCATCAGCCACTATTATATCAAAAGTAGATAATTGGGATGTCTCCATCGCCACCGATGCGACGGGTGACTATAAAATCTTATTCACTCATGCCTTTTCCACAACTGACGGCATTTGGGAAATTGTGGATGCTGCTATTACCGAAGAAACAGTAATAACATTGGAAATCACATATGATAGCTCGTCAACCAGTTCGGTTCCAACCGTTTTGGTAAACGGAAATGCAATTACTGCAACCGAAAATCAAGCACCGGTCGGTACAGCATTGGCAACGCTCACGGCAATAAATATCAATGATGTTGGGGATTTCGGCCTCGTATCATTATTATTGTTGAATGCTGTTTAACAGAACGTATAAACTAAGGTAAATATGAGTATGAATAATCAAGAAAACATAGAACTCACCGTATCAGGCCATGTGCGCATCATGTCGTATTCTGACATTAATTTGTCAGACCCAATAGTACTATTGGATAAACGGAATGCAGTTCATAAGGAAAATTTAAGTTTGGCCATTGCTAGGGCGTTGTCCGGTAAGGATACAGGGCACGTATATTCGATGCATTTTGGCACAGGTGGAGCAACGGTGGATGAGGTTGGAGCTATTTCATATTCTGACCCCAACACGAGTGGATCAGCTGATTTGAATGTTCCTTCATATTCCGAAGTTGTTGATACCAAACGTGGTGCACCTTCTGGTAATCAAACAGGTGTTCGCCATGTTAATGGTACTCTGTTTTCCGATGTCGAAATTAGATGTGTGTTGGATAAAGGCGAACCGTTGGGGCAGGCTGCGTTTGATAATGTCTCATCAAATATCGATGGACCATTCGTATTTGATGAGATTGCATTAAAAACTGATGATAATTTGTTGATGACACACATCGTGTTCAACCCAATTGAAAAAACTGCAAACCGCGTGATTGAAGTGGTTTACACGTTAAGAATACGCGTAGTCTAAATACTAGAGGTAGGTAACACATGGCAGTGCAAACAGATACAGTGGTTTTGGACACACAGGGCGGAACAGTCGCCACGGTGACAGCTGGTACTAAGAACGATACAGCAACTCCCATTACCCTTATTGGTAAAGGTTATGCGGGATATTCAAAATACGTAAATGAAAACTATTACCATATTTTGGAAAACTTTTCAGATAATTCTCCACCAAGCACTCCAGTTACTGGGCAGCATTGGTATGATTCATCAGTTGGAATGAAATATTATAATGGTGCATCTTGGGTACTGGTAGCAACGGGATCGACCACTGACATTGTGTTAACTCGCTTGCCTGCTGCTGATGATATTGATTTCAGCTCGACCGGATCGCATTCAATTCATACCGGTGCCGCTGGTGTCAGAACCGTAATTTCCAGCATGCTGATAATTCCCGATTCAGTGACAATCGGTGCAGACAATGAAGCTATTTGTTCATTAGAGATTTTGAATAATACCGGTGACATTGTTGATAGGTTCCAATTAGTCGGTCTCGATTCTACTTCCAAGTTCTTTAGAGTAGACGTAAGCGGTGCAAACCGAATTATTGCTGCTGGCGAAACCGTTAAAATTAATATCATTCAGGCAATTGCTGGTGGCGATGCTCTCCAAGCAGATGTCTATCTACTGGGGACCACGTTCTAATGCCAACTTTTCTTCCTTCTGGCCAGCTACCTGACGGTTCTCGTGGTCTTCCTATTGACAAAACGACCAACAAACCAACAGCTGCTGCTATTGAAATCCTAGCTACACTGCCTGCATCCGGCGCTGCGGACAATTTTTCGGGTCGTACAGTCTACGATGTTTCTGCCAATAACATGTATATGTTCACTTTGGACCCATCAGCTGCATGGATTGCAGTGAAAGAGGGACAAGTGGAAGTTGGAGCAGCAACTCCGACTGCCAGTGATCCAGAAGGTTCATTGTATTATTCAACAGATGACTCGATCCTTTATATCAGAATTGGTAGTTTGTGGGTAGCAATTGCTGGCGAACGCGGTGCAGGCGTTCTGTGGCGACATTACACGGGTGATGGTGTCACATCATTGTTTGCGACTGGATCATCACAGATGCCTCCTGTAGAATTCGTACAAGTATACATTGATGGTGCTGCTAAACAGCCCGGATCAAGTGGTGTACGAGATTACTACATGATTGGCAATGATGTTAAACTTAATGCGGTGCCAACAAATGGTGCAAAAATATCAATTAGGTCATTAGTTTACACCAACGTGAGTAGGACTTCACAGTTTTTTGCTACGAGAAATGTAGCAAATGGGGCAACCACCGAATTTGATGCTGGTGGACAGTTGATGACCGCTGGGCAAGTCATGGTTTCACTCAATGGTGTTATTCAGGTCTGTTACGATGGCGGCGCAGTTGGAACATACGATTATAAAATCATATCAGCTGACAATAGTGTTGTTTCTATATCTTCCACTGGAACTACCGCCACGATGACAACGACTGCAGTGCATGGCAAAGCACCCGGAGACCCGCTAACGGTCGCTGGTGCCACTCAGAGCGACTACAATGGCACGTTTGCAGTTGCCACAGCTCCCACAACCACAACATTGACATATACGATGTTGGGTGATCCAGCGGTTTCACCGGCAACTGGTGCCAATATTATTTTTGGACCGGTGACGATTAATGACAAAGTTAAATTCTATGACGCTTCTGGTGACCCCGAAGCCCCGGCAAGTGGACTTGTCGTATACATTCAAAGCATTGAAAATCTGGTTGCATCGTTTAATTAATGGCTACTAAAATTGTAAAAGGCGTAATTGGTGACGCAGCTGTAGGAACCTCACAGCTAGAAGACGCGGCTGTAACTAATGCAAAGCTTGGCGCAAGCTCAGTAGATACGTCCGAAATCGCAGATGCTGCAGTTACCGAAGATAAGATGGCGGCTGATTCAGTAAACACCGCTGCATTAATTGATGCCTCTGTGACCGCAGCCAAGTATGCAGACGATTCATTACCAATTACCGCAATAGCAGATGGCCTTTTAGTTGCCGCGAAATTCGCCAATGGTAGTGTAACTGAAAACATTATTGGTGCAGGTGCAGTTACGCAGAGTAAATTAGGTTTGACCTCTGTTGATACCGTTAACTATGTTGCGGAAAGTATTACATCTAGTATTTTGGGAAATGGCAGCGTTATTACCGACAAGCTTGATGACAATTCTGTAACCTATCCAAAAATACAGCA